CTATTTGGAGGCCCGTAATGTGATTTCTAGCATTACGAAGGGAGCTTATGTGCGCACCACTTTTGATTGGTACAAAGGTACCGTAACGGGGACGATTTTGCCCCTAAGTTATATCTACGGTAGTGGCGCACATACGTACGGTTATTCATCGGTAGGTAATAGTTTTAACTCTTACATATCGATTAATAGGACTGTTGTTACGTCCTTGACCGTACCTTTACCAAGCTTCAAGAACCCCATCGGTAACAATCCTGCTACCAGAGCTCTTGATGCAATTACCTTGTTCACTCAAGTGATCAGGTCGATGAAGTGAAAACTTTGTTGACTCCAGACACGTCGACTTTATGTCGGCCGTTTGTTCACCTACGTAGCAAGTGTTTCTTTCTATCGGGAATTGTCCTGGTAGAATTCTTCTGGAGTACTATTATGTCGCAACAAGCGAACATAACTGCCTTTGATGGCGCTGCAACCCCCGTCTCCCATACCTTCATGGGCGAAGGCATCACCAGTGTTAATGGTGAGACCGTCGCCATTTGGAGAGAGCAGAACGCCGCTCTCCCTTATGAAGCTCAAGGAGTGATTACCATGAAGAAGCGCAAGCTTCCGAGCGGTATCATTCGGGTTGCCTGTCGGGTTGAGATCCCTGTAATGGAATCGATTACTGGACAGAATGCTGCGGGTTATACCGCAGCGCCGAAGATCGCGTACGTAGACACCGACGAATCTGTCGGCTACTTTAGTACGCGTGGAACTCCGACTTCTCGGAGGATCGAGAAACAGCTGGAAAGTAACGTTCGGAATAATCTTTCGACGACTACCCCAGTTATCACGGCCGGCCCGTTGGCAGAGCTGTTTGATATGCTCGTAATGCCAACGTAAGGTACCCTTTTGAGGGTGAAGCATTTCCATTTTGGAGGTGTAAGCTCTCGTTAACGTTTCACGTTATGCTCTTATGGAGATTATATGCTTAATTTAAGCTCGTGGGATGAGGTGTTACCTGATTCCCAAAGTATTGAGATTCTTTCGGATCTCGCTCTTGCGCACTGCCGGCGTGCCGGCAGCGACGCAGACTTTCTTTCGATGCTAATTCGCGAAAGGAGGTTTGCCGAGTTGTGCGCGTATGAGATTGACTATAGTTACGGTTACACCGTCAATACAGTTTTACATATGCGTCAAGCTCTCGGCTTCTTCACGAAGCTGGGTGACTTGGACATTGGTGTTGACAAGGAAGCTGTGGCTCGAGCCAACTTTTACAAGTCTGAATTAGAATGTCTTCGGACGAACAGACTCTTTAACCTTTCTGCTTCTGATGATTTTAGTTTTACATCAGACGTCAGTCGCGTACTTAAGCGCGCTGAGCGTAAAATTGCGGAAGTGTTAGGACCTGTTCCCAGCATTTCATCGCTGGATTTGAAGTTTGGGCCTGGAGCAACGACCTCGGTACGAAAAAGAAATGCGTGCGCTCGTATCAAGTTGAGCGCCGTACCGTCGTGTAGCACAAATATGCTTCCACTTGTTCCTGTTCTTTATCAGGAGCTACCCCATTATCTGGGGTTACATACTCGTTTTAAATCCGTCGAAATGGCGGACGATGGCGAATATGAAGTGTCTGATCTCTGTCTTCAATTGATGGACGGAAGGATCAGTTTTGTGCCGAAGAATGCGAAAACGTTCCGTACTGTTATGACGGAACCAACTTTGAACTCCTTAGTTCAGGGTGGGTTTGGCGGTTACATTGCCGAACGGTTGCGCCGCATTGGGCAGGACACTCGTGATCAGAGCAGAAATCAAACTCTGGCTCGCGAAGGTTCTCTTACGGGTGCTTTAGCAACACTCGACCTGTCTATGGCCTCAGACTCGATAAGCATTGAGTTTGTGGCTTCACTCCTTCCTTACGAATGGTTTTACTTTCCCTTTACAGACCTTACTATTCTGGGCCCTGGCGGAAGCTAGTGTCCATTATAGTGCCATCTCCGATAGACGCGTTAGCGTTTACGGTGATGACATAATCGTAGGTGTTGGTGCGGTTCCATTATTAAGAGATGTGCTGAGAAGCACTGGTTTCACTCTTAATAGTGACAAATCGTACTGGAGTGGTCCTTTCCGTGAATCTTGCGGGAAGGACTATTACTTCGGATTTGATGTACGTCCTTTCTATGCGCGCAATTGGGTTAGTGGGGAGTTTCTCTTCCTGCTTCATAATTTCTATTATAGAAATTGTGATTTCGAAAGCGCGTCTAAGGTACTTGGGTTAATTCCCAGGCATCTTCGACTCTTTGGTCCCGATGGTTATGGCGATGGTCACCTTCTTTTGGAAGGCGCCGTTCGACCTCACCTAAGGTCCAGAGGGTTTGGTGGGTACACTTTTGACACTTTTGTCAAAGTAACACGTAAGCATGCTAAACACATGCCGGGTGATAATGTACTTCCCTGTTATTCGCAGTACGTTCGTGAGAACGCGCCGCGAATTGCCGAGACACCGTCAAACGGTAGCTCCCCTTTTTGGGGGCCGCTTGATGATAGTGCCACACCACATAAAGTGGATAGATCCGGT